ACATATGATGTTGCAGTAGAAGAGGGACTTGATGAAACCTAAGTTTGTCAAAGCACACATGGACGCCGCAGAAGTATACGCACAGTTGTCTTCTGCGGAACGTCTCAAAGTTGGGTGTGTCGTTGTAAAGAATGATAAGATTATCAGTATCGGATACAACGGTATGCCCGCTGGTTGGACAAACGTTTGTGAAGAAGAAACAGACGAAGGTTTAGTAACTAAGAAAGAAGTATTACATGCTGAAGCAAATGCAATCACAAAGATTGCAAAGAGTACAGAAAGCGCAGAAGACGGTGTTTTATTTTGTACTGCATCACCATGTATTGACTGTGCAAAACTAATCTATCAAGCAGGTATAAAAACAGTTTATTATAGAGACCACTACAAGAGCAAAGATGGCATTAACTTTCTACTCAAAAGTGGCGTACAAGTGAGTAAATTATGATTGACAAACTAATAACACAAATAGTCGAAAAAGAAGCACCAAGCAAGGATGTTGCAGTGTTAATGTCTGGTGGTGTTGATAGTTTAACATGTGCATTTTCTGCACAGCGTCTCGGTAAGAATGTTCACACATATACGATGTATGTAAACGGGCAAGAAACACCCGACAGCATTGCGGCGAAACAAGCGGCAGAAATCTTTGGATGGAATCATCACGAAATCAATGTTCCAGTCAATAACATCAGAGACGATTTTCTCCGTTTGATGCGATACTACGATTGTAAAAAGAAGACACACGTTGAATGTACTTTCCCGTTTTTGTATGTCTACCCGCACATTAAAGAAACACATGTTTTATCAGGCGTAGCGGCAGATGGCTGGTATGGAGTTTCGAAACGTGCAAATATTCACTTCAAGCATACGAAAGAGTTGTTTGATAAGTTTCGCAATGATTACTTTGGTGCAGATAATCCTGCTGGTATCAAACAGCAAGAGCAATTGTGTGAGGAGATTGAAGCGAACCTAGTCGCACCTTATGTGCGTGAAAGTGTGAAAGACTGGATGATGCAACACGATTGGGACTTCTTCAACAAGCCATATCAGAAAGCACCCATCATTGAAGCGTACCCAGAGTTTGAAGAACTGCCCAAAAAGCGCAAACATGCTAACCTACAACTTGTCGCAGGTATACCAGAATACTTTGAAAAACTGTTAGAAGACAAAGAGTTGAACTACAGAAATCGTCAACGAACAATGGACTTAGTGAGAGATTATGTTGGGTACACCCCAAATATTTCACTTTTTGCTTGACATTGCCGCAGAAAAGTGTTATATTAGCACAAATAAATCCGCAGAAAAGTGTGACTAAATTATGAGATATGAAAAATATAATGTTGAAGACGTTAAGAAGGCGTCTTCAGAAAAACGCTTTACCGCTATTAGTTGCTTTGCTGGCGGCGGAGGTAGTAGCACTGGTTATCGGTTGGCTGGTGGTGATATACTTTTAATCAACGAATTCGTAGAAGCGGCAGTTGAAACATACACTGCTAACTTTCCTGATACAAAGGTGCTTGTTGATGATATCAAAAAATACACATCCGAAGACTTTCTTAATATGGCGGGAGTTGCTAAAGGCGAACTCGACATACTTGACGGTTCACCTCCTTGCTCTGCTTTCTCAGTCGCAGGAAAGCGAGAAAAGGGTTGGGGTAAAGAGAAGAACTACTCAGACGGTAAAAAGCAAGTCGCAATCGAAGACCTCTTTTACGAATTTATTCGCATTGCTGAAGGTATTCAACCGAAAGTAATCGTTGCAGAAAACGTAAAGGGTATTACATTTGGTGAAGCGAGAAGTAAACTAAACGCATTTGTAAACGAATTCGAAAAGATTGGTTACGATGTAACTTATGAAGTTTTGAATGGTGCAGATTATGGTGTACCTCAAGCAAGAGAACGCACAATCTTTATTTGTGTTCGCCAAGACGTAGCAGAAAAGGTCGGTATGAGTTTTCTCAATCTGCATAACGTATTCCCTAAACCGACTATTGAAAAGCATATTAGTATGCGTGAAGCACTCGCTGATATTGAAAATGACGAAGAAGAAGTGCAGATGTTACTTGATTTTGTTCAAGGTTCTTATCAGAAGAAGTTTATCGAACCTCTTCCGTTCAACCCACCAAAGCACACAAAACCAAGTGACCCACAGTTTAGAGATTGGAACCCAAAGGCAAGTTGTTTCAATATGATACGTCCGTGTCCTGATATGCCCTCTCCAACTCTAACTCAGCAAGGTCAGAAGCGAGGTATGTCTGGTGTATTTCACCCAGAAGCAAATCGAAAACTGACTATCAAAGAATGCAAACGTTTGATGGGTTTCCCCGAAGACTTTGTTTTGAAAGGTGACTTTGATGCTCAGGTTGAACGTCTAGGTCGTGCTGTTGCCCCTTTGATGTACAAAGCGGTTGCAAACTCAATATATGATAACATTTTGAAGGAATATAATAATGGCTGATTTTACTTTTGCGCACCGTGATGAGGGTTTTGATAACCACATTGATAAATCAATTCGTCACTATTCTACACTACATGATGACATTGTAAAAATGTCACAATACTTTGTTGAAGATAACACTATTGTTTATGACTTGGGTTGTTCGACAGGCAAGACACTTGGCGCAATGATTGACCAAAATCGTACTTTTGCACCAGATGCACATTACGTTGGTATTGAATGTGCAGATGGTTTCTACGAAGATATGCAAAAGCGTATGCGAGAGTATGAGACTGATGACCTTGAGTTGCGCTTTGAAGACATTCGTAATGCAGATATGTACAATGCATCTTTGATTACTTCAATCTTCACTTTGCAGTTCATGCCTCGTGCAGATAGACAAGAAACACTTAATCAAGTGTATGAAGCACTGAATCCTGGTGGTGCATTTATTTTTGCTGAAAAGACATATTCCTGTTCCCCTAAGGTGCAAGATATGCTAACATTCATGTATTACGACTTCAAACGTGAGAGTTTCGATGCGAAAGATATCATGGATAAAGAGCAAACACTACGTCACATGCTCAAACCCAACACATGGTCTGAACTTAACGAAATGCTTGAGACTGCTGGTTTCGACAGTGTTCAAACGTTCTGGCAGAACCATCTTTTTGTGGGTGCAATCGCAATTAAGTGATAACCCCTTGATTTTATTGACCAAAAAAAACCAAAAAAATTGGTCGATTCCCTTGACTTTCTCCTTAGAATGCATTATATTAGTAGTGTAATTGAGATGAGAGATAAATATATTATGAACAAACTAACAAACACAAAGTCGCAACTCGCCAAACTGATGGCGACAGAGAACGTTACTGTGCAACACCAGAACGTTCCTACTGCGTCTTTTGACGTTAAGAACCGTGTTCTTACTCTCCCTAACTTAGATGACGGTCTCACTGTCAATCTATATGACTTGATGACAAGCCACGAAGTCGGTCACGCTCTCTGGACACCAGAAGCGGGCTGGCACGATGCTGTGTCTGAAAAAGGTCATGTGTTTAAGGGGTTTGTAAACGTCATTGAAGACGCCCGAATTGAACGTAAAATCAAAGCGAAGTATCCTGGTCTTGCGAAAGCATACCGTGAGGGTTACGCTGAATTGCTCCAGCGTAATTTCTTCGGTATCGCTGGTAAAGACATTACTGAGATGGCATTCATTGACCGTCTCAATCTTCACTTCAAACTTGGTACTCTTGTTAATCTTCAGTTTGAAGGTGAAGAGGCTGAGTGGGTTCAGAAGATTGAAGCCGCTGAGACTTTTGAAGACGTAGTTGAAATTTCTGAAGCCCTTTACGGTCAACAGATTGAGCAGGCTGAAGAAGAACTTGAAGAGCAAGTCGAACAGTTGATGAAAGGTGATGCTGATGACGATTATGAAGATGATGACTATGACCTTGACGGGTATGATGAAGAACCTTCAACTCCTGAAGAATTAGTCGAAAGTCAGACTGACAAATCATTCCGTGCGAATGAGGGTTCACTAGTCAAAGATACTGGTAAAGAATATCAGTATTTGACACTGGGCAACATCGATGCCAAAGATTACATTGTTCCGTTTGCTGATGTAAATGCTCAGTATAAAGAGATGTTTGCATCTTCTCCTGAGATTACCGCTGAGATTGCCGACAAGTGGTCTGAGTGGCGTTCAGCGAACCAGAAGGTTGTGAACTACATGGTCAAAGAATTCGAAATGCGTAAAAAAGCAGATGAATTCAAGCGGGCTACCACTGCAAAATCTGGTGAACTTGATATGACGAAAATCTTCTCATACAAGTACAATGATGACCTCTTCAAGCGTGTTACTACTGTCACTGGCGGTAAGAACCACGGGTTCGTAATGTTGCTTGACTGGTCTGGTTCTATGGCACCAAACATGGCGTCAACGATTGACCAATTATTGAACCTCGTAATGTTCTGCAAGAAAGTCAAAATTCCTTTCGAAGTTTATGCTTTCAGCGACCAGTTTGCTACCATAGAGAATTCTGCTCTCCGTGAGAAAAAACTTCAGAACCCAGTTGGTACTCTTGTTCCTTCTGACCGTGATTTCAAACTTGTCACATTGTTTGATAGCAAAATGAAACTTGCTGATTTCAATGATGCATGTATCGGTATGATGGCGATGCGTGAATGTCTTGAGAATGGTCGTTACTACCGCTTCTACATCCCACGCTCTTTGCAGTTGGGCGGTACTCCTCTTGATGATGCATTGGTTTGTATGCCTTCAGTAATCAAAAAGTTTGTTGAGACTTCTCGCATTCAGATTGCTAATCTGGTTGTTCTGACCGATGGCGACAGTCACGGTATTGATGCTGTTGTTGATTATAACGGTCACAAAGTAGTTTCTGGTGTTTACACTGGTTCTTACCGCACCGAGACAGTAGTTCAAGATGCAATCACCAAGCAACAGTATCGTGTTCAGAACCGTACACTGACCAACACTCTAATCGAAATGATTGGCGACCGTTGTAAAGTAAATACAATCGGGTTCTTTGTGATGGACAATCGTCCTCGTGAAATTCGAGGTCAGGCTGCCCGCTATGGTGTCTATGACCAAGACGTAGTGAAAAGCATTCGTTCTAACAAGTTCCTTGAAGTGAACAATGCTGGCTTCAACTCTTACTTCCTCATCCCTGGTGGTGATGATATGATGACTAGTGATGAAGGTCTTCAAGTTGATGCTGGTGTGAGTAAAGCGAAATTGCGTAGTGCGTTTATGAAGAATGCGAAAAGCAAAACAGCGAACCGTGTATTGTTGAACCGACTGATGGAGATTGCGGCATGATGATGAAGAAAGAATACCTTGACACTGACCTTCGTATGGCGTATGATAATCATATGATGGCAGTGCGAAACGGCAACCGAGAACAGATTGAGAATACGAAAATGATTTTCGATATGCTCATTGATGAAAAAAACCAAAAAAACCACCAAAAAAACCAAAATAATCCTTGACTTTCTCGGTTAGATGTCGTATATTAGTATTGTGATTGGGGCGATGGTCGTCCCGCTTTGAAAACTCTTAATGAGGCTATATTATGAAAAACTACACTAATGACCAAGCCCGCTTTGTTGAAGCGGCAGTAGCAAAGTTCGGTCCTGTTGTGACTAAGCAACAGATTGTCGACCTTGCTGAAGAGATGGGCGAAAAGCGTCCGCGTTTTATTTACACTGATAAAACAGTTCGTGTTGGGCGAGGGCAGTACCGTCTCCCAATGTCAAATCAACCTGAGACTGCAACTCCTGCACCAGCAGTAGAAGCACCCGCAATGGCGGCTGCCGCAGTTATCCCGATGAAGCCTGTGACTATGACCCAGACTGTTACTGAGAATTTCGTTCCTACGAAAGACCCTCTCTATGTGCCTTTCGGCTTCTTTAATGATTTGAAAAACATTCTTGTTTCTAAGATGTTCTATCCTGTCATGGTTACTGGTCTGTCTGGTAACGGTAAGACTTTCATGGTCGAACAGGCATGTGCCGCCGCAGGGCGTGAAATGATTAAGGTGTCTGTTTCTATCGAAACTGATGAAGATGATTTGATTGGTGGTAACACACTAGTCAACGGTAACGTTGTTTACCGTGAAGGTCCTGTTCTGAATGCAATGCGCCGTGGTGCTGTTCTAGTGCTTGATGAAATCGACCGTGGTGGTAACAAGTTGCTTGCCATCCAAGCGATTGCTGAAGGCAAGCCTTACATCAACAAAAAGACTGGTGAGGTTATTGAACCTGCTCCTGGTTTCAACATTGTTGCCACTGCCAACACTAAGGGTAAGGGTTCTGATGACGGTCGTTTCATCGCCGCTCAAATCCTTGATGAAGCGTTCCTTGAGCGTTTCCCAATTACTGTTGAGCAAGAATACGCCAGCAATGCTGTTGAAAAGAAAATCCTCGGTAAAGTGTTCGATAGTCTGAACCTTGAAGATGATGGCTTCATCGGCAAGTTGGTCGATTGGGCTGATATCATTCGCAAGACCTTCTATGAGGGTGGCGTTGATGAGATTATCGCAACCCGCCGTCTGGTTCACATTGCGAAAGCATACTCAATCTTCGGTGACAAAATGAAAGCGATTGAACTTTGTGTGAACCGCTTTGATGAAGAAACCAAGACTTCATTCCTCGACCTTTACACCAAGGTCGATGCTGAAGCGATTGCTCCTTCTTCTGAAGAAGGTGAGACTTCTCCTCAAACAACTGAAGAGACTTATGCACCATTCTAAAGAGTGGCGTTCGGGAGATTGTCGCTTGACAATCTCTCTTTTTTATTGTATAATGGTTTATTAATTAATGATTTATGAGTGACAGTTTAAAAAAGTATTATGAGATTTTCGGTGACCCGTTCGATGAAAAAAACAAAAACAATGTTCCCGTTTTTGATGAACGTGATATCTATGATGACAGTGGTGATTTTTATGATGAAGGAGAAGAGATGAAAGATTGGAATAAATCTGAAACAGGTGCCATGCGTGAAGCGATTGGTGTACCTTATTTTCGACAGTTGCCCCTAGAGGCATTAGCGGCTGGTGCCGCCGCACTTGAATATGGTGCGAACAAATATGAAAATCGAAACTGGGAAAAGGGTCTACCTTACCAGCAAATGATTGATAGTCTGAAACGACACATTGAAGACTTTGAGCGTGGTCACGATTACGATGACGCCGAAGGTGGTAGTGGACTACCACACGTTGCTTTGATTATGTCCTCTGCAATGATGCTTTCAGCAAGCGTTATTCGAGGTATTGGTCAAGATGATAGACTGCCCGCAGTCGATGATAATGCACTTACTGCAAAAGAATGCGCTAAGTGGATTAAAGAAACTTTAGATGATGCTGACAAAATTATGAATGGAGAAGCCCTATGAAAATTAGTAATGAAACTTTGAACGTGTTGAAAAACTTTTCAACCATTAACACAGGTATTGTTGTGCCAGGTGGCACACAAATTCGAACTGTATCCAGCCAGAAAAACATTCTTGCTGAAGCGGCAGTGAGTGAAGACTTCACTCAGCCATTTGCGATTTATGACTTGAACCAATTCCTAGCAACAGTCTCACTCTTTGAGAATCCAGACTTTGACTTCGGTGACAATTCAGTTGTAATCTCAAGCGGTAAAAACAAATCAACTTACTACTACACTGATGCAAGTATGATTATTGCACCACCAGATAAAGACTTGGCACCACTACTAGATGGTTGCGAAATCTCTTTCTCTGTAACTCAAGGTCAGATTGCAGAAGTCCTTCGTGCGGCATCTATTCTTTCAGTGCCAGAAGTTGCTGTTGTCGGTAAGTCTGGTTCGCCTATCACTCTAACTGCATTTGATAGCAAGAATTCAACTTCAAACACATTCGATGTTGAGGTAGAAACTGTTGCTGATGCAGACTTCAAAATGATTTTCCGTACTGAAAATCTGAAGATGATTGGTGGTGACTATTCTGTTGAGATTACCTCGAAAGGTATTTCTCGCTGGACAGGCAAGAAAGCGACCTACTATATTACGACAGAAACTTCTTCTTCGTACAGTAATTAATCAATTGAAACTATATTATGGTGAATACAATGCGTGATGATTTTCTATGGGTTGAGAAATACCGCCCAAAAGCAATTGCAGATACAATTCTGCCAGCAGGTCTAAAAAAGACTTTTCAAGAATTCGTTGATAATGGTGAACTGCCTAATCTACTTCTCTCTGGTTCACAAGGTACAGGTAAGACTACTGTTGCCCGTGCGCTATGTGAAGAAGTCGGTGCAGATTACATCATTATCAACGGTTCGATGAATGGTAATATCGATACCTTGCGTAACGATATCAAAAATTTTGCATCAACTGTTTCTCTGAATGGTGGTCGCAAGGTTGTGATACTAGATGAGGCTGATTATCTAAATCCTCAATCTACACAACCCGCTTTGCGTGGGTTCATTGAAGAATTCAGTAAGAACTGTTCGTTCATTCTTACTTGTAACTTTAAGAACCGTATCATTGCACCACTTCATTCTCGTTGTTCAGTCATTGACTTTAAGATTGAGAACAAAGAGAAACCTCAACTAGCAGGTAAATTCTTCAAGCGTGTGATGACAATCCTCGAAACTGAAGAAGTGACTGCTAACCAAAAAGTTGTTGCAGAACTAATCAACCGTCACTTCCCAGACAATCGCCGTATTCTAAATGAACTACAGCGATATGGTGCAAGCGGTACGATTGATGAGGGCATCCTATCTGTCAGTAGCGATGCTAACATGAAAGAACTGATGCGTAACTTAAAAGAGAAAAACTTCAAAGAGGTTCGTAAATGGGTTGCACTGAACATTGTTGCTTGTTTGACTGAGTTGATGGTTGAATGTGAGTTTAATTAAAGGGTGCTAAATAGTTATGAGTAAACCATTTGATTATGTAAACTCCATCAACTTCTCAAAAGAGAATATGATGCGTAATACAGAGAATGACGAATTGGCAGAAAGAGGTTATGACGCCTATCTAACAAATCGTTCTCTCTCGTATTTTGATGATACAATCGGCATGGCGAATGAAATGAATATTCGTAGTCACGCAGATAAAATTCTACAATATGAGTTTTTACTAAATACTATCAGAAAGCGGAAACGTTTCTCTAAATGGATAAAACCAGAGAAAGATGATACAGTAAGAATTCTACAAGAGTTTTATGGTTATAGTCGCAAGAAAGCAGAGACAGCGGCAAATGTATTATCTAATGGACAAATTAATGAGATAAAAAATAAACTAGAACAAGGTGGATTGAAAAAATGACAGTGACAGTTGAAGACCTCGTAGAGGTGAAATTAGAAAAAGAAGATGACTTCCTAAAAGTCAGAGAGACCCTAACACGAATTGGGGTTGCATCCCGTAAAGACAAAAAGTTGTATCAGTCTTGCCATATTCTTCACAAGAAAGGCAAGTATTATATCGTACACTTCAAAGAATTGTTTGGACTTGATGGCAAGCCTACAAACTTTGCAGAACCAGATATCGGCAGACGAAATACAATCGTAAATCTTTTGGTAGAGTGGAAACTTGTAACAGTAGTAAACCCTTCACAAATTGAAGACCCTGTTTCACCACTGTCACAAATTAAAATTCTACCTCACAAAGATAGAGGCGATTGGGAATTGGTCGCAAAATACAACATCGGGAAAAAGAAATAAAATGCAGATGACAATTGAACGCCCGCTAGGGTTCTATAAACTAAATGATGATGTCAAAGACCCTGTAGTAGCAACTTCAAGTAGTGCTTGTTTTGATTTACATGCATATATTCCTGGAAATATTGAAGTTAAATGCTACAGTTCGATGAACGCAAAACTGCAATCGTTTACTGTTGATGGTAGACTTGCAATTCATCCTGGCGCTCGGTATCTAATACCAACAGGACTAATCTTTGACATTCCAAATCAGTGTAGTGTGAGATTACACGCACGGTCTGGTTTGTCATTGAAGCAAGGACTTGTTCTTGCAAATGCAGAAGGTGTCATTGACGAAGATTATGTTGACCCAGTATTCGCAATGATTACAAACATCTCAGATAAACAAGTCACTATTGAAAATGGTGAACGTATCTGCCAAGCAGAACTGGTATATCAACCAAACTTTGCACTGATGCCTTTGCAAAACTCACCTGCAAAAAAGACTGACCGTAATGGTGGTTTTGGTAGCACTGGTGTATAAATAAGAATGTGATACGCCTGTCCGGAAAGGGTATCATAATTTAATAATAACTCGCTTAAATTAAAAAGGAGAAAACAATGAATAGACCATTCGACCCATTTGCGGTTGGCTTTGACCGCATCTTTGACGAGGTAGAGAACCTTGCATTGAGAACCAAAAAAGTCACATATCCCCCATACAACATCCGCCGAGCAGGTAATCAGTACAGTATTGATATGGCTGTTGCCGGGTTCAAGAAGGAGGATATCACAATCGAACTACACAAAAATAACTTGAACGTTACTGGTGTAGTTGGCAATCCGCTAGAAGATGAAGCAGAAAATGTGACATATCTTCACCGAGGGATTGCAAATCGAAACTTCCAACATAACTTCAAAGTAGCGAACAATGTCGAAGTTGTTTCCGCTGAACTTACTGATGGTATGTTGTCAATTCTACTTGAAGAGTTTGTACCTGAAGAGGACCAACCGAAGAAGATTGAACTGAAGTAGTGAACTAAATAATGGGGGGCGGGTAAACTACCTGCCCTCTTTTTCGAACTAAAATATGAGGTTAGACAAATGAGTTTCAAATTCGACTTCACTAAAGAACATCTTGGAGAAATTATCTCTGATGACCCAGACAATTGGTATGATGCATTATGTGAACTACTCCCCAAATACGGCATCACAACTGAACGCCGTGTAGCACATTTCCTAAGTCAGTGCGCCCACGAAAGCAGAGGCTTCACCGCACTAGAAGAAAATCTCAACTATTCAGCAAAAGCACTCCGTGCTGTTTTCGGTCGTTACTTCGGTGATGCACCAAAAGCAGACGCAGATGAATATGCCCGCAATCCAGAAATGATTGCAAATCGTGTTTACAATGATAAGTATCGTAAATACAAAATGGGTAACACTGAAGAAGGTGATGGTTGGCGTTTCCGTGGTCGTGGACTGAAGCAACTTACAGGACGTGAGAACTACACAAACTTCGGTAAGAGCATCGGTATGACGGCAGAAGAAGCGGCAGAATATGTTGCAACACCTGCAGGTGCAATCGAAAGTGCATGTTGGTTTTGGGATACAAAAAATCTAAATAAAATTGCAGATGGTGATGACGTTAAGCGCATGACCAAAGTAATCAACGGCGGTTCTATTGGTTTAGAAGACCGTAAAAAGCGTTATACACATGCACTAAAAGTATTGGGTATGGACGCAGAAGACCTAGCGGCAGATGATGATGACATTCAAGATATCCTTGATGACATTGGCGTACTACGCAAAGGTGCCCGTGGTGAAGGTGTCAAGTTGATGCAAGAAGCATTGGGAATTGGTGCAGATGGCGTCTTCGGTCCTGGTACTGAACGTGCATTGAAAGAGTGGCAAGCATCGAATGGACTAACCGCTGATGGTATTGCAGGTCCAGCCACGTTTGACAAACTATTTGATTAAATGAGAGGAATATTATGAAAGATATCGTTTTTCTGCGATTGCAGACAGGTGAAGAGATTATTGCACAACAGAGTGGCAATAATTATGCGAAATGTGCAGTCTTAGTACCTAACGGTCAAGGCTCTATTAGTATTATGCCGTGGATGCCTTACACAAAAGGTACACAAGATGAAACTGGCGTTACAATTGCAGATGAGCATATCACATTTAAGACCAAACCAGTACAAGAATTACTGAATGAGTACAACACTCATTTTGGTTCAGGTCTTGTCATGCCCTCTAAGGAAATCTTAAAGGGATGATAACATTCTATTCTGTAAAGAATGGAGTGAAAGAAAAAGTCGAAGCGAACATTGGGGATAACCTGATGTTCGCCCTCGGCATCTTAGGAGACTGCGGCGGTGAGTGTATTTGTAGTACATGCCACGTTCATATCACTCCAGAACACAATCTAAATTTTACTGAAGACGAAAAATTTACCCTTGACATTGCTGATGATGTCGAGTATAATAGTCGTCTAAGTTGCCAAGTTCTGGTCGATAAAACAATGCAAGATAAAACAGTGAGAATTATTAATAATGAGATTTTATACTAACGTACAAGTTGCAGGCAATAACCTACTAGTCCGTGAATACGACAAAGGTACTCGTAAGCAGTACAAACTACCCTATCGACCAACACTATTTGTTCCCTCGAACAAACCTACAAAACATACAACACTTGATGGCAAATTCGTTGCGCCAATTCAACCTGGTGGTATCAGAGAGACCCGTGAGTGGGTAAAGCAATACAAAGATGTTGAAGGTTTCGATATCTACGGGTATCAGAACTACACATATTGCTATATCTCTGATGAATATCCTGGTGTAATTGAGTACGAAAAGAACCGTCTTGTTATTGCTAACCTTGATATTGAGGTTGGTTCTGAGAATGGGTTTCCTGACCCAGACAAAGCAGATGAAGTTCTAACTGCAATCACTTTCAAAGCAAAAGGCAAGTATTTCGTTTTCGGGTGTCAACCATTTGATGCAAGCGCATACGACAACTTAGAATACGTTCACTGTGATGACGAATACGAAATGTGTCGTTTGTTCCTTGATGTATGGGAATCAGTTGCGCCAGACATTATGACTGGCTGGAACATTCAGTTCTTTGATATTCCTTATCTCTACAATCGTATCTGTAAAGTCATGGGTGAGAAAGATGCTAAACGTCTTTCTCCTTGGCGTATCGTAGGTGAACGTAAAGTCACCTTGATGGGTCGCACATTAAACACTTATGATTTGCCTGGTATCTCTGTACTAGATTACATTGAACTTTACAAGAAGTTTACTTACACAAACCAAGAGAGTTATCGCCTTGACTATATCTGTCACGTTGAACTCGGTACTGGTAAACTTGACTATTCAGAAGTAGAAACACTTCACCAACTATACAAAACTGACTTTCAAAAGTACATCGAATACAACATTAAAGACGTTGAACTTGTCGATGAACTTGAAAAGAAGATGAAACTGATTGACATGGTTGTTGGTCTTGCATATGACGCAAAGGTTAACATTAATGATGTGTTCTCTCAGGTGCGTATGTGGGATACGCTAATCTTCAATCACCTTCGTGAGAATAACGTTGTTCTGCCTGACAAAAAATCAGTATCAAAGAATGACAAATATGAAGGTGCATTTGTTAAACCGCCACACGTTGGTCAACATAAATGGGTTATGTCTTTTGACTTGAACTCACTGTATCCTCACTTGATTATGCAGTACAATCTAAGTCCTGAGACATTGCTACCGACTGAACGTATGGATGTAAATGTTGACAAACTTCTAAATCAAGAGGTCGACTTATCTCACCTTGATGGCAAGACTGTTTGCCCGAATGGTGCTATGTTTAGAACAGACAAACAGGGTTTTCTACCTGAGATGATGGAACGTCTGTATGCTGACCGTAAGCGTTACAAAAAGATGATGCTTGAAGCACAGAATGCACTTCAGAACGAAACGAATTCAGACAAGCGTAGAGAACTTGAATACAAAGTCTCTACCTACAATAATACTCAGATGGCAAAGAAAATTCAGTTGAACTCTGCTTATGGTGCGATTGGTAATCAATACTTTCGCCACTATGACTTGCGTATCGCTGAAGGTATTACAACAGCGGGTCAGTTATCTATTCGCTGGATTGAGAAGCACATTAATGAGTACATGAACAAATTATTGGAGACAAATGATGAAGATTATGTCGTTGCAATCGATACGGATTCAGTATACATCCGCTTTGACGGACTTGTTAATAAAGTGTTTAAAGAGGGAGGCGAGACTGAAAAAATTGTCACGTTCTTGGACAAGGTTGCTGAAAAGAAGATTGAACCTTTTATTGACAAATCTTACCAAAGTCTTGCTTCGTATGTAAACGCATTCGAACAGAAGATGTTCATGGCAAGAGAGACAATTGCAGATAAAGCAATCTGGACTGCTAAGAAGCGTTACATTATGAACGCATGGGATATTGAAGGTGTTCGTTTCAAAGAACCTAAACTGAAAATCATGGGCATTGAAGCAGTTAAATCTTCAACACCAGAAGTGTGTCGTAACAAGATTAAAGAAGCATTGAAAATTATCATGCAAGGTACTGAGAAAGAGGTTCAGTCTTTTATTGCAGATTTTAAAGATGAATTCTTTAAACTACCGCCAGAAGATATCTCTTTCCCAAGGGGCGTCAATAACCTGTCTAAATATACAAGTAGCGTAAGTGTATTTACTAAAGGCACACCGATGCATGTTCGTGGTGCTTTAGTTTATAACGATATGATTAAAAAGAATAAACTTGATAAACGCTATCCAGTTGTACAAGAGGGTGAGAAGATTAAGTTCTGCTATCTGAAAGAACCTAATCCATCGATGCAAAACACAATTGCATTCCCATCTTCTTTACCAGAAGCATTAAACTTGCACAAGTATATTGATTATGAGACACAGTTTTCAAAAGCATATACTGAACCTTTGCAGACAATACTTGATGCAATTAACTGGAAAGCAGAAAGTCAAGGGGTATCATTAGAGGATTTCTGGTCATGACAAATAACATACCAAAAGAGTACCTTGACACACCATACGACTTCGGATTTAGCGCAGTCGATGAAAGTGAAGTCAAGCGAGTAGAACAAGATGCTGAGACTGCAAACGCAGTTGCCGAAGCAGTAACTTCAAGTGCAGAGGGTGTAACCCGACTTGAAGGCAAGATTGACATGTTGCTAGATGCAATGGCAGGTCAATCAAAAGAAATAGAAACAAGAAAAGCAGAAGTTGAAGCAGACGTAAAAGAGAAACTTGATGAAGTCGAAAAACTCATTATGCCTCTGCTAGTGAAGTTGCTGAAGACCGCAGACAAAGAATACATTAAGTGGGAAAATCGTGGTCCAGCAATTCAGTCACAAATCGACAAACTACTTGCATTAACCCGAGGATAAAATGACAATATTAGTTTTCTTAGTAGCGATTGCTATTTCGGCAGTTGCCGCTTATTACTCAATTGTCGGTCTTGTAACCATCTTTGCGGCAAGTGTAATACCTGTTGCAATTATGGGTACTGTACTTGAGATAGGGAAACTTGTCACTGCAACTTGGTTATACCGAAATTGGAAAGATATAAGTTGGTGGTTAAAAACATATCTAACTACCGCAGTTGTTGTACTCATGCTGATTACCAGCATGGGTATTTTTGGTTTTCTGTCAAAAGCACACATTGAACAGACAGCAAAAGCAGACCAAAATCTTGCGACCATCGAAAGAATTGATGACGAAATTCTTCAAAAAGAAACACGAATTCAAACACTGCAAGAAGCGGGTGCTGTAAACAATGAGAAACAAAACGCCCAAATTGATAACAATAAGAAACAGATTAGTGATATCAATTCTCGTTATGCAGAACTAATTGAAGAGCAAAACAGTTACATCAAAGAAGCAAGAAGCAACCTTGATTTGATTGATAGATATATTGCAGAGAATGATATAAGAAGATTACAAGCACTTGTAGGGGCAAAAGTAGATGGCGCATTTGGTACTGGCACTGCTAGAAGAGTTGAAGAATTCAGAGAACGGGAGACGCAAGCATCCGAACGAATTGTGTCGGAAGCCAGGAGTAGAATTGCAGAATTGCGTGACTTGCAACTTTCTGAAGTTAATTCGCTTACAGAAGCAAACCGACGGTTGCAGGCTGAAATTGGAAAAATAGTTGTAGACGCAGAACAAATTGAGCAATTACAGACACAAGTATTAACACTACAAGAACAGAAGTTTGAACTTGAAACTACCTTCAGAAAACTTGAAGCAGAGTTTGGTCCAATCAAATATATTTCTGAATTGATATACGGAGCAGAGGCAGAAGCGAAACTAGATGATGCGGTAAGAATTGTAATATTACTATTGATATTCGTATTCGACCCTCTTGCTGTTTTGTTATTGATTGCTTCTAATCACGGATATGTAAGGGGGAAAGATGAAGATAGAGAAGAAGATAGAGAAACGCCACAGCAAGTTAATCAAAGCGTGTCTGGAACACGACAAGACGAAACAGTTGAAACACCGTCTGAAGATGATACAGTTGTGGTTAAAGAAGAACAAACCATCGTCAAAGTAAAGGATGCTGATGTTGAAGTAAAGTATGATAAAGAGAATGACGAATTCCATTTCGTTGATACCGATGTGAAGGACGATAGATTTTATCCAGAACTGAGAGCGAAAAAGGAGCAATGATTTGGAATACAAATATCAGGTTAAGATTAAAAGGGTTATTGACGGTGATACCGTTGATGTTGATATTGACCTTGGTTTCGGGGTGTGGCTACATAAGGAGCGAGTGCGTATTATGGGAATCGACACGCCTGAAAGTCGTACCAGGGACAAAGTTGAAAAACTTTTCGGACTTGCTTCAAAACAGAAACTTAGAGATTTACTCCCGAGTGGTAGTATGCAAGTTTTAGTCGTAGAAGAGTATGATGCGAAGGGTAAGTTTGGTCGTATTCTAGGTGACTTTGAAATTGAAGACAAGAGAGTAACAGAAATTCTCGTTGAAGAGGGTCACGCTGTTGCATACTTTGGCGGAAGCAAAGATGAGATTGCTTTGAAGCATGAAGCAAACAGACAAAAACTATTGCGTGAGGGTGTCATTACAAGCGACCAAATAAATCAGGCAATCAGAGAAATGGAAGGTTAATAATGTGAATTTCCCTTGACATTTATTATAAAATGTTGTATATTGTACAACATATTACACACTGAAAACTAAACAATGGAGTATATTATATGAGTGATTTTTTGAACAGTCTTGGTAAGACTATCGGCAATGAGTTTGCTGGAATTGTAGAAGATGGTATCGTAGCGGGAGATGTAGATGGATATATTGATACTGGCAGTTATGTGCTTAATGCTCTTGTATCGGGAAGCCTGTTTGGTGGGATTCCCAACAATAAGATTACTGCTTTTGCAGGTGAAAGCGCAACTGGTAAAACTTTCTTTGTACTAGGTGCAGTACAACAGTTTTTGAATGACCACCCAGATGGTGGTGTGATTTACTTTGAATCCGAAAGTGCTTTGACAAAGAGCATGATTAAAGAACGTGGTATTGACACGAAACGTATTGCAATGGTGCCTGTTGCGACAATTGAAGAGTTTGGTACACAGGCAGTAAAGACACTCGACAAATACCTAGAACAGAACGAAGCAGATAGACAGCCTCTATTGATTGTGCTTGACAGTCTTGGTATGCTTTCTACAGTCAAAGAAATGACTGATACAGAAAGTGGTTCAGACAAGCGTGATATGACACGGGCACCTAAAATTCGTGGCATCTTCCGCACACTCACATTGAAACTCGGTCGTGCAAAAGTACCGATGCTTATCACCAATCACACATACGCAGTTATCGGTTCATACGTCCCGACAAAAGAAATGTCTGGCGGTTCTGGTCTGAAGTATGCGGCATCTAATATCTTGTTCTTGTCGAAGAAGAAAGAGAAAGATGGTAATGAGATTGTTGGTAACATCATTAAAGTTGCAAACCACAAATCACGTTTGACTAAAGAGAACAAACTTGTCGAAGTTCTACTGACATATGACGAAGGTCTAAATCGTTATTATGGTCTACTTGAACTTGCTGAAGAAGCAGGTATCTTTAAGAAAGTATCGACACGATATGAACTACCTGATGGTTCAAAGCAGTTTGGTAAATCTATCAACTCTGACCCAGAAAAGTATTTCACTGAAGAAGTATTACAGCAACTAGAAAAGCATGTTGCTAAAACGTTCTTGTACGGTAAACCAACTGAAGAAGAACTTGATGAAGAAATTGCAGAACTTGAACTATTACCTAAGGACGAAGAATGAGAATTTACAATCAAACAGAAGAAGACAACGGAAAGATTGATGTGAAAGAACATTATGCATTTGTAAACTCACCTGAGGGTGATGAGATGCATATTGAGTTGATTGGTGATACTCAGTTCAAAGGTACAACTTTCAAGTACGGTAAAGTCGGTGTTGCTCTTAAAGAGGAGTATAAAGAGATGGTGCCTGAAGATGCACCAGCAGATGCCTTGACACTAAAGTATGAATATGATATACTAACAGTTCCAGACAAACTTGTAGGTGCAGAAATACCTGATGATGAGTTTGAAGATTTTGAACGACTTTTAGGTGATATCTTAGTCGATATCATGGAAAAAGATTTTGAAGAGAAAAAAGGTGAAAATGAGACTAACACAGACAATACTGAAACATCTATTTCAGAGTGAAGACTATGCACGAAAAGTCCTCCCATTCGTCAAAGAAGAATATTTTGCTGACAATCTGGAAAAGGTCGTTTATTCGGAGATTTTTAATTACGTTGACAAGTTTAATTCGTTACCTACGAAGGAGGCTGTTATCATCCAGTTGGGTGAGAAAAAACTTAATGAGACCGAATACGACAGTGCAACCAAACTTGTACAAGAAGCCACAGCAACAGAAGAAACAGAAAACCTTCAGTGGCTCCTAGAAAAGACTGAAGACTGGTGCCAAGAACGTGCTGTCTATAATGCGATTATGGACAGTATTCAGATTATGGACGGCACAGATAAAAAGAACGACAAGGGTGCAATTCCTAAAATTCTTTCTGATGCACTAGGTGTTTCTTTTGACAGTCACATTGGTCACGATTTCTTAGAACAGTCTGATGAACGTTTTGAATTCTATCATCGCAAAGAAGAGAAGATTCCATTCGACATTGAACTGTTGAATACTATTACTAAAGGCGGTCTACCAAACAAGACATTGAATATCGCACTTGCAGGTACAGGTGTGGGTAAGTCTCTATTCATGTGTCATTGTGCGGCTGGTAATCTATCGCAAGGTAAGAATGTTCTCTACATTACTATGGAGATGGCAGAGGAGAAGATTGCAGAACGTATTGATGCAAACTTGCTTGACGTACCAATCGACCAATTGTCTGAATTGTCGAAAGACATGTATGACAGAAAAGTTGATAGAGTTGCAAAGAAAACCCAAGGCAAGTTGATTGTCAAAGAGTTTCCTACTGCATCTGCACACACGGGTCACTTCCGTCACTTGTTGAATGAACTTAATCTGAAAAAGAACTTCAGACCAGATATCATTTATATTGATTATCTAAATATCTGTGCATCGTCTAGGGTTAAGAATACACAAGCAAACTCTTATACAATCATCAAATCGATTGCAGAAGAAATTCGTGGGCTTGCTGTTGAGTTTAACGTACCAATTGTATCTGCGACACAGACTACACGTTCTGGTTATTCAAACTCAGATGTTGGTCTTGAAGATACCTCAGAGTCCTTTGGTCTACCAGCCACCGCTGATTTTATGTTTGCGTTGATTAGTACAGAAGAACTTGAAGAACTTGGTCAGATTATGATTAAGCAGTTGAAGAACCGTTTTGGTGACCCGAACATCCATAAGAGATTTGTCGTTGGCGTAGACAGAACTAAGATGCGTCTTTACGATTGCGAACAAGAAGCACAAGATGGTCTGACTGACACTGGCGATACTCCAGCATTTGATAAGGGTTCATTTGGTGATGGGTTGCAGGCAGAAGAGTTTTCGCTGAAGCGTAAAAGAAAAACATTTGATTTGAACGTATAAAGAAAGAGGATAATATGGTATCAGTAGCAGGCAGAAAAGCAGGTGCTATCTCAACTGAGATAGTTGAAGATGCAGAATTTGAAGACGTAGTTGACCACAGTGACAAAGAAATTGTCATGTCTGGTGACACTTCATTAGGTCGATTTATTAAAGTTTGGGACCAGGCACTACCCGAAAAGTATTGCAAGAAGATTGTTGAACTCTATGCATCTTCGGGTGAACAGCAAATAGTGAGGACTGACCAAGGTTCTTTTATATCATGCAATATTGATAGGGCACCTGAAATGGAAAAGATTGCAGAAACGCAGAAGAGTATTATTGAAGCAACTCTACCAATTTATGCAGAAGCAGTTGAACCTGACCCATCATCATTCCCAGAGCAATCTACACTTGAAGATAGTCACATCTATCATTTTAGAAATGAGAATGATTATAAAGAGATGGCACATGATATTCAACATGTAGCGCAAGCAAGACGATATATGACATTGATTTGGTTCTTGTCTGAAAGCGAAGACTTCTATTTGCAGTTCGGTGCATTTGGCGCAAAGGTAGAAAGTAAAGTTGGTCGTCTTGTAATATTCCCATCTACATGGACATACCCATATCAAATTCTTAATTCAAATAAGCAAAATTATTTGGTAAAAACGCATTTGGACTTTATCTAGGGTCCAAATGCCTTATAAATAATCTTAATAATAATGTGTGGGTGAAAGTATAAGGTGTCAAACATTGTATGCTGAGGTGCAAAACAATCAGCGTTAGGAAGAGTGGAGTATTTATTGCACAAATCAATTCACGAGGAAATGCAGGTCGCGGCGCATGTGTCCGCTAGTAGGGGTTTCTACCTGCCGATTATAGACACCTGAGGGTGCTACTCTTCCAGAGGGTAGTACCCTCTTTTTTTGTCTAAAAACACCATATTTCGACAACATATTACCAAAAAAATTCAACTTTTTTGGAATTCCCAATAAAATCAACAACTTACGAACCAAGGTTTTCCTTGACTTCTCCCTCTGTACTGCATATAATATGTATGTAAGTTGAGAGAAAGAGAGAGAAAACTATGTTTCGCATTCCCCATTTCTACGAAGAGAACTTCTGCTTCAATGACGCTGTTGCGATTATGACTGGTCACGGTCGTGGCGACTTGCTTGAAGGTATGAAAGCGATGGACCGTGCTTGGGAAGAATATCTCGCAAGCGAAGGTAAAGAGTACGCCCGCTTTGAATGCGATGATGATTTCTATGAAAACTATTGCTACGAAGTCAATGCGTACAATGTTGTGTTCGAAAACATGTCTAAGTTGTTTCACTAAGAGGGTTGATTATGACTAACGCTGTTGCTGTTTATGGTTCCACTAAAGACAAGCGTGAGATTGTTGAAAAAGTAGTTTCATGGTGTATTAGAGAAATGATGCCACGAATGAAGACACTTGAAGTCTTTGTTCACATGAAAGACTTGAAGGGTCAAGCGATGGGTTACTGTATGGAACAAGACACTAACCGTGAGTTTGAACTTGAGATTGATAAGAATTTGTCACTCTTTGATTTGGTTTCTACAGTCTGCCACGAAATGGTACACGTTAAGCAGTACGCCCGCCGTGAGTTGCGTTGCGATAAGTACGGCAATACTCTTTGGAAAAAGAGCGGGTCGTTTAACAACACCGAGTACATGGACTGCCCATGGGAAAAAGAAGCATTTCGTCTGGAAGGTGAACTAGCATTGCGCTGTTTCCAAGAAGCGTTGTAATGATACAAAAGCGGGTTCTCTCTCACCTTCATCGTCTTGCAAAAAAGACTGAAGGGATTGACGGCGGTCGTGTTCGCATGGCTGCCGCAGTCGTACATAAAAAGCGAATAGTAGCAACGGGTGTCAATCGAATGAAGTCGCACCCTATTATGCTTAGTTCTGGGTATCGTTCTGGACAGTGGTTTGTTCACGCTGAAGCAGATGCGATTGTTCGTTCAGGACTGAAAGACTTTTCTGATTATGATTTGTATGTTGTGCGTATTTTGAAGTCTGAAGAATTCGCACTTGCAAAACCTTGTGATGGATGTAACAACCTTGTGAACACTCTGAATTTCAAAAACGTATATTACACAACTGAGAATGGCACCCTATCTGTCTTATAAATATAAGTGAACATTTAAATTGAAAATCACTTAATATTGAGGTGCTATAATGGTTGCAAAAACACTTAGACAATTTATGTCAGAAGCGCAAGGTCCAGACAGTATTGATGTACTGCAAGCGGCTTGTGTAGAATTAGGATATAAAGAATTCAAAAAACTTAGCGGTAAACGCTTTGCTATTCTCACTGATGAAAATCGTGTAGAACTCTTAGAAAAACTTACTCAACATCTTGCACAGTTTGGTGCAGTCTATGACACAGACTTTGGTTCATCCTCAGTCGGTGGTATTCGTGTTGGTCCATTTGGTATTTTCGCCGCACCTAAATCTAAGCAAGGTAAAGC